TAAGAACGGAAAGCGACAAGGTAAGGTTTGTTTACGCTGGAAGTATCACACACGAGAAAGACGTTGCCATCCTACGCAACCCACTCAAAAGAGTTTTAGAATTAAAGAACCAAGTTGAGTTTTGTTTTTGCGGCTACAATCCAGAAGAAAAGTATTACGCGAACGTATGGCACAATATGATACAAACGTTTACTTGTGGGTTTAAGTTAGGACATATTCGCGCAGCGTTGCCAGTTACCGAGTATATGAATTTTTACAATGATGCCGATTGTACGATAGTTCCTTTGATGGAAACAACCTTTAATTCGATGAAATCTAATCTTAAACTATTAGAAGCCGCTTGCAAAAAGATACCCGCTATTGTTAGCAACGTGCATCCATATAAGGGCGCGCCAATCTTAGCCGTTGATAAACAGACAGATTGGTTTAAGCAGATTAAAAAAGTCACGCAAGATGCTATTTATAGACAGGAAAAGGGTTTGGAGTTGCACGAGTGGGCAATACAAAACTTTGACTTAATTAAGGTAAACGAGAAAAGAAAACAATTGTATGCCAGTATTAAAATGTAGTAACGGTAAATACCGCATCGGTAGCGGTCAATGTATTTACGATACAAAAGAGAAAGCGGAAAAAGTGTGGAAAGCTATTCTTGCAAGCGGCAAGTATTCAAAGAAGAAAAAAAATGGTCGTTGAGTTATGGCTAAACTTGGAACTATTGGAAAGCAAACATTTGGGAAGCGAAGAAAAGGAAAGGCTCATAAGAAGTATAATAAACACAATCGAAAGGAAAGAAACTATCGAGGACAAGGAAAGTGTTGAAATTGACTATCTTAAATTGATGAACTAATGTATATACACCCTACTGCAATCATTTACCCGAATGTAATTATCGAACCCGATGTTTATATAGGTCCTTATTGTATTATTGGCGCACCCGCAGAGTGGAAAGGATACGAGCATTGCGAGGGTTTAGTTACGATTATGAGTGGCACAAGATTAACAGGATTGGTCACGGTAGATAGCGGAACGCAACGAAGAACCATCATTGGCAAAGGTTGTTATCTTATGAAAGGCGCGCACGTCGGTCACGATGCTATTTTAGCTGAAAATGTTACATTAAGTTGTGGCGCAAAGGTCGGGGGGCATACTATCATTGAAAGGAATTGCAACATAGGGCTTAATGCGGTGCTGCACCAAAAGATAAGAATACCCGAGGGGTGTATGATTGGTGCTTCAGCGTTTGTAGGAAAAAAATCGATATTACAACCTAATCACAAATACGCTGGCGTGCCAGTAAAAGAAATTGGAAGCAATGCTCGTTAATGTAATCTTATTAAACTACGAACGCAAAGAACACACGCAAAGAGTAAAGAACAGAAACTTTGCCAATGCGGGTTTTCATTTTGACTTTATTGAAGTTGAAATGCTCGGTATCTCGCGTGCTATCAATTACGGCATAAGTAGAAGCTATCAGTACGATGCTATTGTAACAATGGCAAACGATATCTTAATGCCTGAAAATTGGCTGCAACGGATGGTTGAGGCTATGCTTACAATTCCAAATACAGGAATGTGTGGTATTCATTGCGTCGAAGGTCTCGGAGAAAGAACCTATGTAGATGGGATTCCTATTCACAAAGCCGATGCGGTATTCGGTAATGTATTAATACCTATGAAAGCAATTGAAACAATAGGAAAGTTCAACGAGGTGTACGACCCTTATGGAATGCAGGATAGAGATTATTCTTTTAGATTACAACAGACAGGACATTTGAATTACTATTTAAGCGGGTTAACCGCCGAGCATATCGGTCACGACGTTGGGCAAGATACTCCATATAGAAGAATGAAAGACGAAGGCTTAATGAAGTGCGATAAACTATGGGCGCAAGAAACAGGAAAATATCAATCTACAAATAGTTATTTTTTATGAAAATACAAACAATTGCGATAAGCAAAGTACAAACCAACCCTAATAACCCAAGAGTTATTAAAGACGACAAGTTCCAAAAACTTGTTAAGTCAATCCAAGAGTTCCCGCAAATGCTTGAGATACGCCCTATCGTAGTCAATGACGATATGATTGTTTTGGGTGGCAATATGCGTCTAAAAGCGTGCTTAGAAGCGGGATTAAAAGAAATACCAATCATAAAAGCATCAAACCTTACCGAAGAACAACAAAAGGAATTTATCATTAAAGACAATGTGGCTTTCGGATTTTGGGATTGGGATAATCTTGCAAATGAATGGGATGATGATAAACTTGAAAATTGGGGAATTGATTTACCAAACTTTGAAACGGCAAAAGAATTAGATTACTCTATATTAGACGAAGTTGATATTACTGAACAACTGGATGATATGGCAGGTTCAGTTAGGAAAGCAATACAAATTGAATTTGAACCTGAGCATTATGAAGAGGCGCAAGAACTTGTAAAGTTTTGGCGCGAACAAAAATTATATATAGGTGGTTTTCTAATCGAGAAATTGAAAGCAGAAAAAGAAAAGCTATGAAAGTTTTTACATTTTTCTATAATAGATATGAAACTGCTACAACTTCGAAAGCCTTATATGAAAATAATATTGCGCATAACGTTTTAATACATAACGAAACTGATTATGAAAAATTTAGAAACGGCAATACTTTGCATGGAACTCCTATAATAACTAATAACGCCAAAGGGTTAGCATATCAAAGAAACACGGCTTTAGAAATGATGAATACAGGAGAATGGGCGGTTTTCATGTGTGATGATTTTCAAAAAATATATTCATACCCAAAGGAACTAATTTGTAGCAGAACAAATACATTGGATATAAACTTTTCAAATCAAAAAAAATATAGGTTAAAAAAAGAAAACACTATCAGCTTAAAAGAAATGTTTGAGATATTTCCTAAATTGATAGATTTAGCAGAGTTGAATAAAATACATTTGATAGGCTTCGGGTTGCACGACAATCCGATGAATTTAAGAAATAAATTTATCACACGAGGTTTAGCAGATGGCAGATTTTGGTTAGTGAAAAAATCACACTATAAATTTGATACAAACGCTCAACTAATTGATGATGTTGCATGGACTGCAGAAAATATTCTACAACATAATAATGTCTTAGTATTGAATTGGACAGTACCATATTTCAAAAGATATACTGCTGGTGGTTTTGGCTCAACAGAAGAAAGATTATCACAAAGGAGAAAAGAATGCTCGTATTTGGTTCGAAAATACAATCCTATTGTAAATTTCGCTAACAAAACAGGATGGGAAAAAGGAACGCATATTAGAATATTTGCATCCGATACAAATATTAAAACATTAAGAAATAAATTATATGGAAAGAATTGATTTAATTCAACAACAACACAATGTTCAAATTGGCGATATTTGTGGAACTATAGAACCAAATATCACCGAAGATGCTATTTTCTATTATGAGAACGAACCGATAGGTTTTTACATTAGGGAAATCGGTGGGAAGTTAAAACAATACATCGAGATAGCCAATAACGAATTGCTATCCGAACGCGTTCCGAAAAGCGAAATGCGTCGTTCTTCGGGATTAAGAAACGCTGAAGCTGAAGTAAAACAATATAGCACAATCATTGGTTCTTGCCCGCCTAAACCACATATGCGCAGACCTTATCCATCAATGTCAAGCGTACACCAAGTGAAAACCGCACAAACATTCATCAAAGCAATGCTATTGGCGTGTAGCGAAGCAGAGCAACTTGTAAAAGAAATCACACCAAATATTTACGAAAGGCAATTAAACATTATAGAAACTAATATTCCTAAGAAATGGCGTTTTGGAAAACTATTTACAAGTTCTATCTCAAACTTCAATATACCTGCACCCTTTCATCGCGACGCAGGAAATTTAGAAGGATGTGTAAATGTAATAATTGCAAAGAAAGAAAATGCAACAGGGGGTAACACTACCGTACCCGATTATGGTGCAACAATGGATAGCCGCGACAATTCAATGCTGGTTTATCCCGCTTGGCGAAATGTTCACGGAGTAACACCTATCATCCCAACCAAAGAGGGCGGGTATAGAAATAGCTTAGTGTTTTACCCCTTAAAAGCATTCAAAGGCTTAGAATAAATTAGAGGGAAATTAGAAAAATGGCAAACGAACACAATTTAATACCAGCCAAAAAGGGGGAAGTGAGAAACCCAAATGGCAGACCTAAGAAGTACGTAACGCTACTTAGAGAGCAAGGGTATAAGCTAAGTGAGATAAACGATACTATTCAAGTAATGCTCCAAATGGGTGTTGATGAATTAAAAGAGGTTTGGGATAACCCTAAGGCAACGATATTAGAAAAGACAATCGCCAATGCTATGCGTAAAAGTTTAGAGAAAGGTAGCTTGTATTCGGTAGAAACATTATTGACAAGGGTTTACGGAAAGCCAAAAGAAACGCAACAAGTAAGCAGCGATAGCCGTATTGAAGTCGTGTTTGTAAATGGGAAAACAATTCTATGAGAATTGAACTGCCAACACCACATAAAAACCAACAAGTAATCCTTGATAGTTCATCAAGGTTTCGCGTTGTAATGGCTGGCAGACGCTTCGGTAAGTCAGAACTTTCACAAATAGAAATCATTATCAATGCCTTACAAGGGCAGCAAGTATTCTACGTTACACCTACCTATAATTTGGCGCGCGTGTTTTTTGACCAATTAGCCAAAGCCGTTCCTTTCGAAGCCAACAAATCTGAATTATCAATTAAGTTCCCGAATGGCGGTGCGGTTTACTTTTTTACAGGCGAACGCTTAGATAACCTTCGAGGTAGGAAATTTCACTTTGGAGTTATTGACGAAGCCTCTTTCATCCCCGACTTAGAAAACGGATGGCTTAACTCTATTCGCCCTACCTTAACCGACTACAAAGGGCGTGCGCTATTCATTTCAACACCCAAGGGCAAGAACTTCTTTTATTCCCTATTCTTAAAGAACGGCGAACCCGATTGGCAATCTTTCAAGTTCACAACCTACGATAACCCGCATTTGGATAAGAACGAAATAGACGACGCCCGAACCCAGCTACCCGAGGTTGTATTCGAACAGGAATATATGGCTAATCCTGCCGAAAACGCGGCTAATCCGTTCGGGAGTACCTACATCAAGCAATGTACATTTGAGGCGACTAATGAGGCTCCTATTGCGTTTGGTATCGATTTAGCGAAGTCGGTTGACTATACCGTGATTATTGGATTGGATAGGAATGGCTCGGTGTGTCATTTCGAGCGTTTCCAAAAGGATTGGCGACAAACCAAGCAAGTCATAAACCAGCTACCCAAAGTACCCACGCTGATTGACAGTACAGGCGCGGGCGACCCTATCTTCGAAGATTTGCAACGTGATGGCTTACCAGTAACAGGGTTTAAGTTCACTTCGACCTCAAAGCAGCAATTGATGGAGGGTTTGGCGTCGGCTATTCAGCAAAGAAAGATAACCTTTCCACAAGGGCATATCACGGAAGAACTTGAAATATTTGAATATCAGTACACCGCAACAGGGGTTAAGTATTCAGCACCGCAAGGCTTTCACGACGATTGCGTGATGGCGTTAGCGTTAGCGTGGCAGCATTACACGCGAAATACAGGGCAAGGCAAATATTCTTTTGCCTAAGTTACCAAGGATTACTATACAACTCAAAAAGGGGATATTTTGACTTATTTCCTTTTCATATAATTCAAAGACAATTTCAAAACAAAATCTATTTATAGGTATGACGTGGAAAGACATATCCGTATTTCAATGGCAGCAACTCAATGAGTTGTTTCTAAAATCTAAGGAGTTAAACGAATTAGATATCGCAATTCAATCAGCCGCGATTTGTATGCGTATGACTGAAAATGAAATCGATAGCTTACCGATTAAAGATTTAAACCCTTTGTTAAAGTCGATTAGTTTTATCCACGAAGAGATTAAACCCGAGCCACAAAAGTACATAAAAATAAACGGCAAGAGGTATAAGTGCATTTATGACGTGCGTAAGATACCCGCAGCGCGTTATATTGAAACAAAGCATTTCGGGCAAGACGTAAACGGCAACTTACATAAGATTGCTGCCTGTATGGTTATGCCGATGAAGAAAACCTTGCTCGGGTGGAGGTTAGATAAGTACGATGCGAGTAGGCACGAGGATTATGCGCAGGATATGCTCGAAGCACCTATCACCGCAATTCTCGGAAGTGTGGTTTTTTTTTATCAAGTATACAAAAATTGGATAAAGAGTTCGAAGGATTATTTGATAGCGGAAATGGCGAAGAAGATGAGCCGTTATCAAGCCGAGGCGGTGTATCAAACTTTATGCGATACTATGGATGGATATACCAAACCGAGTTGGTTGCTACACTCGAAAAGGTCACGCTGGAACAAGCATATGAAATCCCTACACTTCAGTACCTTAATGACCTTGCTTACCTCAAGGCGAAAGGCGAATACGAAAGCGAGCAATTAAGGAAAGCGTATGGCAAAAAGTATTAAACAATTACAAGCCGAGGTTTTATCTTTCCTTGACCAATTAGGACAGGATAAAAGTTTTTTTGAAAAAGCTACTAAATTAAATTCCTTAGAATATTATTTAACGATTAGTGCAGCGAACTTTGTATTAAAGGTTCAGGAAAATTTAGAAGCGCAGGGTAAAGTCGATACAGGCGCTTTAAGTGATGAATTAGAACAAAGCGCAGTTATTAGAAATGGCAATCAATTAAGTATCGATATTGGGTATCCGAAAGGTTCGCCAGCATCAAAGTATTATGACTTTGTAAACAAAGGCGTACAAGGATACGATAATTCAGTAAGCAAGAATAGCACTTCGCCATATAAGTTTAAAAAAATATTAAATAAGAAAGGCGGCATTTTGATTGGAAAAAAAATGCAGCAAAATATTTTTGATTGGATAAAAAGAAACAATATAAAGGGCGACGTAGCCATAACGAAGCGACAAGCCAAACGGCAATCGCTATCTAAGATGGTAAGCCAAGCCAACAATCAAAAAAGTTTAGCTTACGCCGTAGCGGTAAACATAAAAAAGAAAGGATTAAAGAAAACAGGATATTTTGATAATGCAATACAATATTCGTTCAACGAGCAATTCATCAGTTCTGTATCAAAGATTATAGGAAAAGAAATCACGTTAAATATCAAAGCAATACAATTAAATGGCAATAACAATAAATAGTACACCTGCGAATTATAGTTCGATGCATAGCGCGCTTTATTTTGTTGTAACCTCAACTAACAGAGCAGTACCGAATTTCAAATACGTGTGCGATGTGTACATAAATACAAATTTAGTAGCAAGGTTAAAATCATTTCCGCAACCGAGTACCGAAAAGGGAATTTTTAACGTAGCACCAATAATTAGAAACTATTGGAACTCTTATTTTAAGCCGAATATCAGCACTAATAACGCAATCTCTTATACAGGCAACGATATTTACGTTGAGTATGAATTAAAGTTTGGCGAAGATTACGGCGGCACTACTTATACGAACTTAGAAGAACAAAGTGCGTTTGGTTACAATTACATTCAAGATTATCTTTACAATCCTACTTCGGATGCTTTTCTTTCGCCTGCAAGATACGATACTGCTTATTCTGGCTATTATCTTACAAACAGAGATAAAACTCAAGTTACGTTTCCAAAAAGCTTAATTAATACAGGCAGATTGTACACTTCGTTTTTGAGCGATGCAGAAAACACACCTAAAAGCCTTTCTTTAGATATTACGCGTGTGAACGGAACAACAAGTACAAACTACACAGGCGGAACGCAATCGTGGGAAGATTTTGCCTTATTGGATATTTCACCGCGCGGTATAAATACTTATTTAGGTTCTTCAGTTATTAGCGATGCCACAACGTACTACGATGTAAAGGCAAAGATTGCAGGAGTGCAAACCGACGTTATCCGAGTTACTTTAAATTGTACGCAATACGATATTATTCCTTTGCATTTCTTAAACGCCGTTGGTGGGTATGAAACATTTAATTTTACGTTAGTAAACAGGCAAACAAGGAACGTAGAGCGCAATTCATTTGAGCGTTTACAATATGAATACGAAGCAGCTACAACGGCAATGGATATGGTTGATGCCTATGGTAGATTGTATGGCGGTTCAATTCCTTTTAGTACAAAACAAAAAATAACTTACAAGCTAATCAGCGATTGGGTAAACTTTACCGATTACAATTGGCTAAAAGAGTTAATCGCGTCGCCAGAAGTTTATTTAGAACGCAACAATCAATTCGTACCGATAAACATTCAAACAACCACTTGGACAGAAAAGAAACGCTTTGCCGATAAAACATTTAATTTAGAATTAGATATAGATTTAGCGTATCAAATCAATTCACAATATCGATGATAAATACCGAAATTTACATAGAGGATAATAGGTTAGATTTAAGTCAAGATTTATCTTCCGAGTTTACGTATGCTATTGACGATATTACAGATTTTGCTGCGCGTAATACTAACTTTTCTAAAACTATCATACTCCCCGGAAATGCAGTTAACAACAAATTATTCGGTCATATATTCGAGTTCAGTAGCGCCAACTTCCATAACCCTTTGCAGGATAATGTGGGTTACAACTTTAACGCGTTCAAATCCGCAGCTTGTGTTATCTATGTAGATAAAATACAAATCTTCAAAGGTGTTATTCGACTTTTAGAAATCACAATCGATAGAGGTACGATAGAATACGAATGTGTTGTATTTGGTGAGTTGGGTGGTTTTGTAAACGCGTTGGGAACGAAGAAACTTGAAAACTTAGATTTTTCGCAGTACGACCACGTTTGGAATTATGATAACATTGTTAATTCGTGGGAGCAAGCATCTGGAAACACGGCAAGTGGAATGGGTTATTACTATCCGTTAGTTGATTACGGGCAAGTATCACATTCTAATAAAAAGAATTGGCACTTTACCGCTTTTCGCCCTGCTTTGTTCGTACGTGAGTATATGGATAAAATTATCACGAACGCTGGTTACACTTGGGAAAGCAATTTCTTTAATACTGATTTTTTCAAGCGATTAGTTATTCCTAATAATCAAAAATTATTAAAAAAATATAGTTCACTTGGGTTATTAGCAGCGGCGAATGTAGATACATATAGTAATTCAAATTACCTTGTATGGACACCTCAAACTCTTGGTAGTTTTACTATCAATACCTTTAATACAATCTTTACATATAATTCAGCTACAAATTTTACTGGTACATTAACATTTACTTTATTAGGTGAAATTGTAACTTCGGGTACTATATTTTCTATTGAAGTAATTAAAGATGGAAATGTAATTTATAATTATATAGGCGATGCTGTTGGCGGTAATCCTTTTAATATTACAATTGATATTCCAAATATAACATTTGCATTAAATAATACATTAATTGTAAATGTTAATACCGATGTAGAACAATTTAGAATTGACCAAGGTTCATTAAACTTTACTTCTGCTACACCGCAATATGTTAACTTAGGTTATAACGATACGATAGCCATTAACGATACTTTGCCGCAAGGTATATTTCAAAAAGATTTTGTTGCATCCGTTATTAAGTTAATGAACCTTTACATAATAGAAGATAGCGTAAAGGAAAAGCATTTAAAGATTGAACCTTATGTTGACTTTTACCAAAGTGCATTTCATTTCTTACAAATAAACGACTTAGAGGAAGAACTTTTAATTGATAATCAAAATCTTCTTTTATTAGATGATGAAGCAACACAAAATTTAGATTGGACGTATAAAGTCGATAGAGCAAAAGCAATTAAGCTTACTCCAATGGGTGAACTTAATGGCAGGTATTTTGAGTACAAATACAAACCAGATAACGACTTTTATAATGAAGATTACAGTAAAAGGTATGCACAAACATACGGCGACTATATAGAGGATACTGGTTTTGAATTTAGTACCGATAAGCAAACCGCTGAACTTATTTTCAGTCCTACTCCTATCGTAAGTTATCAAGGCGAGGATAAACGCTTTCCTACAATCTTTAAACTAACAAATACACAAAATACACAATCGGAAGATACAATGGAAAGCAATATCCGTATTTTCCAAGTGCGTAAAATAACAGGTGTTTCCAGTTGGCATATTAGAAATTCTGGCGGTAATGTAGGTTCTGCACTTACGACCTATGGTTGGGGTGGTCACTTAGACAATCCAGATACACCAACAAGTGATTTGAATTTTGGAGTACCAAAAGAACTTTATTACACGCTAACAAATCAATACCCTACGGCTAATATGTATAACGTGTTTTGGAGTTCATACGTTGCTGAAATAACGGATAAGGATAGCAAATTATTGACGTGCTATATTTATTTAAAGTTAACCGATATTTTCTCACTTGATTTTTCAAAACATATTTATATCGATGGCTCACTATGGCGATTAAATAAAGTTATTGACTACAATCCTTCCGTGCCTAACTCTACGAAATGCGAATTTTTAAAAGTAATTGAATTAACATACGAATAATGGCACAAGAATTAATTGGTTTTAAGATACAGATTGAAGGACAAGATAAAGTTGTCAATACTATTGGCGAAATGAAAGACCTACTAATGGAAGCTAACGCTGAATTAGTAAAGGCAGAAGATAACTTTGGTCAATATTCTAAGGAAGCAGAAACGGCTGCTAAAAAAGTTAATGAAATAAAAACCGCAGTTGAACAAGCTACAGGTAAGAAAATAACTTTTGATGGTAAACAAGCATCACAAGCCTTTAGTGATATTAAAGACAAAATTAATAAAGCTAATATTGAATTAGATAATGCCAAAATAAACTTTGGCGAATATTCTAAAGAAGCTATCGATGCAAAAGCAAAGATTGATGAACTGAATCAAAGCGTTAGCGAACTATCGGATAAAAGTATAAAATTAGATGGCGATACTGCAAATAAATCAGTTGGCTCTATTAAACAACAACTGAAAGAAGCTAATCTTGAATTAATTAAAGCACAACAAGAATTTGGTGATTATTCAGCCGAAGCAATTGCAGCGGCAAAAAAAGTTGCAGGATTAAAGGATGCAGTACAAGAAGCAGCAGAAACGGCACAATTGTTTGACCCAGGAAAAAAGTTTCAAGCGTTTGCTGGTGCGCTGAGTGCTGCTGCTGGTGGTATTGCTGCCGTGCAAGGTGCTATTGGTTTGGTTGGTGAAGAAAGTGAAGATTTACAAAAGACACTTGTGAAAGTACAATCGGCACTTGCTTTATCGCAAGGGTTAAGTGCGATAACTGATAGTGCTAAAGATTTTGCACGATTAAAGGTTGTTGTTGTTGATGCTTTCAAAGCTATTCGTCTTGCTATTGGTTCAACAGGTATCGGTGCTATTGTTATTGCAGTTGGCGCATTAGTTGCATATTGGGATGAAATAAAAGCAGCTGTAAGCGGGGTAAGTGAAGAACAAAACGAACTTAACAAAAAAACACAAGCAAATTTAGAAGCCGAAAAGGAAAAGTTAAATGCAATAGGCGGTCAAGAAAATATTTTAAAGTTACAAGGAAAAAGTGAAAAAGAGATTTTAGATATTAAAATCAAACAAACTGACCAAGTAATTGCTGCGACAGAAGAAAGTATAAAGCAACAACAAATAACTTTAAAAGGACAAATTGAAGCATCTAAAAGAAATAAAGAAATTTTAGAGGGCATACTAAAATTTTTGACTGTACCAATTACGGCATTATTGAAAGCAGTTGACTATGTAGGCAAGGCATTAGGGAAAGATTTCGGATTAGAAGAAAAGGTATTTGGTGGTATTGCTAAATTAGTTTTTGACCCGAAAGGAGTTGAAGAAGAAGGACAAAAGACGATAAAAGAATTAGATAATCAATTATTACAGTTAAAAAACCAGCGCGCAGGTTTTCAATTATCAATACAAAATATCAATAAACAGGCATCGGATAAGGCGGCAGAGCAAAGAAAAAAAGATTTCGATAAGGAATTAGAAGATGAAAAAAAGCGTCAAGAAAAATTAAGAGAATTACAACAGATTACGGATGAAGCTAATTTTGAAAGAAAAAAAGAGAGAAACGAAATTGATAAAAATATTGATGCTTCTTTTGCTCAAGAAAAAGAACAACTTGCATTAGCGCAATTAAATTCTTTTCAATTTAAAGTTGATGAACTTCGTTTACTAAATTTACAAAATCTACAAAACGATGTAACTAAAGAAATTGAAATAAGACAATTTGCAATACAAGAACAACAAAGGATAAATGAAGAAAATTACAATAAAGGGATAATTGATAGAAATGCATATTTAGCACGAAAAAAAGAATTGGATAATGCTGAAATGGCATTAGACGAAGAAGTATATCAAAATAAAATACAACTTGCACAATCAGCAAGTGGTGTTTTATCAGGGTTATCGGAATTAGCTGGTAGAGATACAGCAGCTGGAAAAGCATTAGCAATAGCACAAGCAACAATTGATACTTTTACTTCGGCATCAACAATCTTTAGGCAAGCTGCAAAAAACCCTATAACAATTGCGAATCCTGCATATCCTTATTTGATGGCTGCACCTGCGGTATTATCAGGTATCGCGCGTGTTAAACAAATTGCTTCAATTAAAATTCCTGGGGGTGGTGGTGTAACAACACAAGCTATTGGTCAACCTGCAAATGCTCCAATTGCACCCGCAGCACCATTAGTAAATACAAGAACGCAATTAGATTCAACAACTATTCAAGAAATGGGAAATGTAACAAATCGCGCTTATGTTATTGAAAGTGACGTAACTAACTCACAAGAAAGAATACGCCGTATTAACAGAGCGGCAAGATTAGGATAAAACGCTATTTAAGATTATGGAAAAAGAATTACCAATATACAGATTAGATATTAGCGAGGATATGGATAGCAACGTAGAAGTTGATTTCGTTGCTTTAGTTGATAGACCTGCAATAGAAAAAGCCTTTTTAGCTTTTCAAGATAGTTATTCGGATTATCCCGATGCCGTTAAAAACAATGCTCAAAACGCATTAGATTGGGCAGAAGAAAACGGATGGGGTTCGTGCGGTACACCTGTCGGAAAACAAAGAGCCAACCAATTAGCAAAGGGCGAACCTATCAGCGTGGAAACGATTAGAAGAATGTACTCATTTTTATCGCGTCATAAAGAAAACGCAGAAACCTCAAAAGGCTATGGCGATGGCTGCGGGCAATTGATGTACGATGCGTGGGGTGGTGCAAGTGCGCTAAGTTGGGCAGAAAGCAAACTTAAACAAATTGATAAGCAAAGCTTTTCTATTCAAGACGAAGAAGAAAGAATTATCACAGGTGCTTTGATGTTAGCCGATACGCCTATTTACCGCAACGATGGCAACGGCGAATATTATGTAGTGTTTACCGCTGATACTATTAAAAAGATAGCGCAAAAGTATTTCAAGAAAGGATACCAGAATAATGTAAATTTGATGCACGATAGCGGTCAAGTGATGGATGGCGTTACGATGTTTGAAAGCTGGATTGTAGATGAAAAAAGAGGTATCAAACCGATGAAAGGTTTTGAGGAGGTAAAAGATGGTTCTTGGTTCGGTTCTTTCAAAGTTGAAAATGAAGAAGTTTGGAATATGATTAAAGAAGGGAAGGTAAGAGGGTTTTCAGTTGAAGGTATCTTTAATTATTCTAAATCATTAACGGCAGAAGAAAAAATGATGTCGGATATTATTGAAATTTTGAAGCAAGTGGATTAACTTTTTCATAGTTTGGTTTTAGGAAAGGGGGGTGTTTCTACACTCCCTTTTTTTGTCTATATGGTAACTTAGAATGTTTATAACTATTTATGAATAAATTTTATGACTGCACAAGAAGCACTTTTAAAAATCAAGGCTATGTTCGCCGAGGCTAAACCCGAGGTAGCTGCCGTTGCTCTTGCCGAGTATGTACTCGAAGGTGGAGCAAAAGTAATGATTGATAAACTTGAACTTGGCGGAAAGATTACTATTGTTGATGAAGCTGGTAACGAAATCCCTGCACCTGCTGGCGAGCATAAACTTGCCGATGGTACAATGATTACTCTTGACGAAGCTTCTACAATCGTAGAAATTGAAAGCCCTGAAGTTCCTGTTGAAGAACCCGTAAACGAAGTTGAACTTTTGAAAAAGAAAGTTGCCGAAATGGAAGCACAACTCGCCGACTACGGAAAGAAAAAAGAAGATGAAAAAGCTATGATGGCTGAACAATCTGCTAAATTTTCACAAGCTATTCAAGAACTGACCGATGTAGTTATCGAACTGACTAAAACTCCTTCGGTAGAACCTACACAACCTAAAGAAGTTTTTGAAAAGCACTTCGAAAGCAAGAACGACAAAGTATCACGTTTTCTTAATTTGTACACTAAGAAATAATTTTTCAAACAATTAAAATTAAATAACAATGGCTTTTAATGTAGATGCATTAGCTAACTATACCAAAGAGAACGAAGCTCTGCTGGTATCATCTTCCGTACTCGGAAGCAAAACCGCTGGTTTGATTAAAGACCAAGGTAACGTAATGGTAGGTGTTAAATCTGCCGAAACAATCAACATTATGGATACCGATGCGATTTTCCAAAGCGGTTCATCTTGCGGCTTCAACGCTTCAGGTACTACCACTTTCACGCAGCGTACTGTAACTGTTGGAAAGATTAAGATTAACGAATCACTTTGCCCTAAAGATTTGGAAGCAAAGTATCTTCAAAAAGCGCTGCCTGCTGGTAGCCGTTACGATTCAATCGTATTCGCTGAAGATTACACCAATCGCAAAGCCGAGAAGATTGCTTCTCAACTTGAAACTGCTTTGTGGCAAGGCGATACCGTGAGCGGTAACGTAAACCTCAACAAGTTTGATGGTTTGATTAAGCTTATCGGTGCTGCTTCTGGTCCCGTTCAAGCTAACGCTAACCCTTACATTGGTTCAGTAGCTTCTTCAATTACTACTTCGAATGTTATCGCAGTATTTGATGCTATTTACCAAGCTATTCCTGCACAAGTAGTAAGTAAAGAAGATATGACTATCTTCTGCGGTATGGACGTTTTCCGTACTTATTTGATTGCTCTGCGTGCTGCTAATAGCTTCAATTATTCAATTGATGTTAAGGCTGATACCGAGTTTGTTCTGCCTGCTACAACTATCAAAGTTGTTGCCGTACAAGGACTGAACGGAACTAACAAGTTGTACGCTATGCGCCTTTCTAACCTGTTCATCGGTACTGACCTGTTGAACGAAGAAGAGCGTTTCGAGTTGTTCTACGCTAAAGAAGCTGACCAAGTTCGTTTCGTAAGCGAGTTCAAGATGGGCGTTAACTTTGCGTTCCCTGACGAGGTAGTAAAATTCACTCTGTAATTTAAAAAGGTGGGTAATCTTTCGGGGTTACCCACTCTTTAATAACTTTTTAAAATAAAATAAAATGGCTTGTGCTTTAACACAAGGATACACACTCGATTGTCGCGAAAGTTTAGGCGGTATCAAAGCCGTGTGGCTGATTGCTTATGCTAACGTGAGTTCAGTTACCGAAGCTTCTGGTGTCGTTTCTGCTATCACGAAAGCAGCGGGTAAAGTATTCTACAAATACGAATTGGTAAAAAATACAGGTGCTTTGACTGAAACTGTAACTGCTTCAGTTGAAAATGGTACTGTATTTTATGCTCAAGAACTTTCAATTGTTCTTAATAAATTGCAAGCCAATACAAGAAATGAAATCTTGTTGTTGGCTAAAAATACACTAATGGCTGTTGTGCAAGATGCTAACGACAAATATTGGTTAGTAGGTCGCTACACAGGATTAGATGTAACAGGTGGTACTGCTGCCACTGGAACTGCTCAAGGTGATAGAAGCGGATATACGCTAACTTTCACAGG